GACGGGGAATAGCAAATGATTCTGACGATCTGCATCCCGCCCACGCCGCCGGCCGTGGAAGCCAAACCAGCTGCAGGTGATCACTGCCGCAGCTTCTCTGACCTGCAGCACGCTGCTAAATGGCTCAAGGAGCGTGGCATCGTCATGCCCTGTGAGCCGCACATCATCGAGTCCCGCTGCAAGCCTGACTGGCGATGGCCCTGAGTCACGCGCAGCTACAGACCGCTGCCTACCTTGCCCTGCAGGTGTATCAGCAGCCAGCGGACTGGCTGGTCTACACCGAGGGCTTCACGCAGTGGATCGCCATCGAGGGCAGCGACACCGCTGCTGATTGGCGCCGCAACCTGGAGTTCCTGATCACCAGCACTGACGAACACCTGGGCTTTGGCTCCTACGCCCGTGAGCTGATGGCTCAGATGTGGGCCAACCACGTCCAGCTTGACCCCAACAAGAGCACGATCCTCTGCGGTCATTCGCTGGGCGGTGCTGTGGCCACGATCATGGCGGCACAACTGCAGGATCAGCTTCCCCTGCTGGAGCTGGTGACCTTTGGTTCTCCGCGTCCTGGTGGACGGAAGCTACGCAAGCGGTTGCGCGTGCCACACCATCGCTACCGCCACGCCAGCGACATCGTGCCGGAGATGCCGCTTTGGATTGCTGGTTATCGCCACACCGCACCTGCGATCCAGCTGGAACCGTGGAGCCCGCTGCATGTCTTGCACGGGGTAAAAGACCATGACATGGGTGTTTACCGGAGGCTGATCCTTGGCTGAGCAATGGCTGCCCGTGAAGGGCTACGAGGGGCTCTACGAGGTCTCTGACCACGGCAGGGTTAAAGGGCTGAAACGTGTTTGTCACCGACGAGATGGTCACGCGCATACGCAGCCGGAAACGATTCTCAAGCAATCGGTAAGCGGCCCTAAGCGCAACTACCTGAAAGTCAACCTTCTCAAAAACGGGAAACCAAAGACTTGCAGGGTCTCCGTGCTAGTTGCTGAAGCCTTTCTTGGGCCTCGCCCTGAAGGCTGCGTTGTTGCGCATGGCCCCGCAGGCACACTCGACAACTCGCTTCAAAACATCAGCTACGCAACCGCTTCCGAAAACCAGGGGCGGGATCGGCTGCGAGATGGGACAGACGCTCGTGGGGAGAAGCACCCGCAAAGTCGCCTGAACAGTCAGCAGGTGTTGTTGGCTCGGCGCATTCACAAGACCAGGCACGTCAGCCTCCGCTTTCTTGCTCAGCTGTGGGGCATAAGCCTTCCAGCCCTGCACGCAGCCGTCACTGGCAGAACCTGGAGCTGGCTATGAGGAGAGACGCGTTTGTCGCTAAGGGCTTGCGAATAGAAACTTGGCGCGACTTTGACGGGCGCTGCTACGTGTGCTGGCGGCCCGATGTCTCGATCTACTGCCGCACTCGCAAGGAGGTGCTGAAGTTCGCCGCGTGGCCGATTAAAACGCCTACCGGCGACGCACTACGCGCTCAGCTAGACAGCTGGGAAGCAATGGACCGTGAACGCCGCGCACCCGTTGACGCCCAGAAGAAAACCCCCAAGCCCGCTGAGGTGAACCTGCAGCAGACCTGGGGACCAGAAGCACACGCCGATGAGGGCGAAGACCCTACGGCTAACACCAGAATGATCACATGATCTGGCTCTTCCTGCTGGTCACGCTTGGCATGGCAGCTCTAACGCTGCTGTTGCTGTGGCGCCTAAAGGAAGACGCCGAGTACGAACGCACCCGACGCCTCGGCAGTAGAGACTAGGACTAGTTGCCTTCGAGGGTGTTGACTTTGGCTTCCAGCTGCTCGATGCGCTCCATTGCTTCCTGCAGGGCTTTGATGGCCATCCACACCATCTGCTGCTCTTTCACGCCGATGCGCTCTTCCTGAGCGGGAAGACCCTTAGTTGCCTGCTTGGCCGCTTGGAATACAGTGATTACTTCCGGACAGCTTTCGGCAATCTGTTGCGCAATGACACCCATGTTCAGGTCAGCGTCATCAGGTTGATCCTTGTAGCGGTAGTTGACGATCTCCCACGCTTTTAGGCAGTCCCAGGTGCCAGCAGCGAGGGAGATGTCTTTCTTTAAGTTGCGGTCGGATAGATTGACGTTGTTGGCGCTGAAGTTTGCAAGGCCGCCATTTGAACGGATTTTAGCTCTTTCTGCTACTGAGTCTATACAGTACAAAAAGTCAGAATCTATGTTATTGGGAGATGCTCCATAGTAAGAGATGGCTAGCCCATACGGAGTGCTGGATGCAGCGTTTCTAACGACTGCTGCCCATTTGCTGCTTTCATCTCCAACAAAATTATGGACACTCGACACTCCTCCAATACTTATTGGAGCGGTAGCTCCAGCCAACAACCCGCCACCACTCGTAATCCTCATCCGCTCGACTGGCGCTGCGCTGCCCGAGGGCGTAGTGAGGAACGCTAATCTCGTCGGAAGGTCACCCGCTGAAACACTGCCATCACAAACAGCTCTAATCTGGGCTCCAGACCTAAAGTTAGTTCCATCGTTGCCTACGAAGTTGATGATGCCATAATCATTGCCAGAGGCTACGGCTACGTTGCTACCTATCGAGCTACCAAGTGAGGTGCCAATACTGAGGATTGGGCAAGCTCCTGCCGAGTCGTAGTTTAATAGACTAAGGCCCGTATTGTAGCCAGCCCCGGAACCTGCTATTTGGATCTTCCCTGTAATGTTCCCACCGCCAACATAAAGATTGCTTGAACTCGAAGACGTGCCCACCAACAGCCTGCCCGAGCTATCCACCCTCATCCGCTCGTTGTAAACGCCTGCATTGTTGGTGCTGAATAAAACAGGGGCGTCGCGGGAGCCCCCAAGTGTCGTAGTGTCGTTGTCCCAGCTAATAAAGCCATTAATACCTGCTGCGTTATAGGCGCGAATAGTTGCGCGTTCTGATGCCAAAACGCCAGTATCAGTTCCACGCAAGGCAATGTTGTGGTAGCTGCTATTGCACTTGATTTCTAGTGGCGCGGCACTCGGAGTAGTGCCAATCCCCACACGCTGCTGGTTATCAACACGCAGGGCTTCCTTGCCTTCTGTCGTAACAACAAACCGCCCATCAGTGCCAGTGTCAATAACCTCGGCGCTGGTGTTGCCTTCTTCAATCTTGTCAGGCGTACCAGCTGCTGCTATCGGTTCCCATGTTTTAGTTTGAACCCCGCCAGCTGTCACCACTTGGCGGGAATACTGCACGGTCCCGTCAATCAGTCCATCAGGCGCATCGGGGAACACCGCTGCCCAGCTCGTGCCGTTATATACCATCAGCACAGGCGAACCAGACACGCTGGTATCCACCCACAGATCACCCTCGGATGGGCTAGCCGGTGCTGTGCCGCCGCCTGTTACGCCACTACCGCCTGCAACCTGCCAAGCTGTCCCGTCGTGCACCTTGAAGACAGGCTTGGTCGAGACCGTTGTATCCAGCCAGGTCTCACCAGCAGTCGGAGTCGCAGGTGCTGTCGTGCCAACCTTCAACCCCGCAATACGACGAATCGCACCAGCTGAATCCTGGATCGTTAGGAACGGCTCGTCAGCGTTGAAGTTGATGCCGATGCTGCCAACAGGCAACTGTCCTGTTGCTGTACCCGCGACGGGCTCCTTCCCCTGCACATTCGAGCGCAGGTGCAAGTTCTGGTATGGCATTTGCTATCTAGCAGATGACGCGCATGTGCGCCCCTTGAGTCTAGGCAGTGCTTAGTAGGTGCCTGGATCGTTGCTTGAAGCGTTCACCCAGTTCGTGCCGTTGTAGACCAGCACATCACCAGCGCCTGGCGTGGTGATCGTCACATCCAGCAGATCACCCAGACGGCTAGCGCCGCCGCCACCGCCACCGCTCAAGGTGTCGATTCGTTCGTAGCCACGGGCTTGGCCAAGGCACACCAGCCAATCGCCTGCGTCAAACGTCAGACCGGCGTAACTGCCAGCAACCTCACAGACCAGATACAGACCAGTCAGCTGGTTAGACGCTGGCGGAATGGCATTACCAACGGTCAGACCATCAGCTGTGCCGAACTGCGTCACCGCAGTCACCAAACCTGTCGTGGCATCAAACAAACCGCAGAAGCGCAGGTTCTCAGACGACAGTGCTCCCTGCCCAACTGGCATAAATGAGTTGCCGTTCCACATCGACAGCCGTGCGGTCGATTCCTGGAACCACAGCGTTCCGATGTGGTGCGAACCACTCAGCGCAGGTGGCGTTGCCTCCTGGATGTAACTGATCGAATAGTCAGCCAGCTTGGCGTTTGTGATCGACCTATTAGCGATCTGCGTGACGCCAAACTCGCCTGAGGTGATCTTGCTGGCATCCAGGTCAGGGATGTCAGTTGCCAACAGCGCCAGCGCTGCCGTGATATGACCGCTGGCATTGAAGCTCACCTTGGCAGCAGAACCTGCCGTAACAGCTGACAAGTGGCTCAATGCACCTGTCGGGGTAACGGTCAGACCACTGCCTGAAGGAATGGAAACTGCACCGATCGAGCTGCTAGTGGCAGCAGGCAACGCACCAGCCGTGATGGCAGAGCTGGTGGTAACACGACCGTATTGGTCATAAGCCACCAGTGATGGGGTGGCATTTGCTGCAACGGTGTGATCAAGACCGATCGCGTCGCCAGTCATTGCAAGACCAGCGCCAGCAGCAACGGCACCGCGTGCACCTGCTGTTGCTATCGGCAGGTCTGTTGAAACAATGGCGCGGGCGCTGACGGCACCACCTGCACCTGTTGGACCGGCGATGAACTGCGCTGCTGCAGTCGTATCAGCCAACTTGCCTGGCGCGATGCCGCCGCTCAGCTTTGCGCTGGTGATCGCACCATCAATAACAGCTGCCGTATCAACCGCGTTATCGGCTAGCCCATTTGCCGTGACGGCATCAATGGCGATGTCAGCTGCACCGATGCTGCCCGCTTCGATGTGAACCTTGCCGCCTGTGGTCGCTGAACCTGCAACAACGCCAGGGCCAATCTCACGACCTGTGACGCTGCTCCCATCCAGCTTGCTGCCCGCAATGCTGGCAATGTTGTCGGTGGTAATGGTCGCCAGCGCAATCTCGCCCGTTGCGCCACCCGTTACCGCACCAGCAGCAATCTCGGCTGCGGTCACCGTGTCGAGTTGCAGCTTGATGCCAGCAACTGAACGGTCAGTCAGGACAGCACCAGAGACAACGCCAGTAGCGCTGGTGTCAACCTTGATGAGGGGGATTGATGCGTCGTCAATCAGCGCCGCGCCAGCCTGCACCAAGCTCTTGGCTGTGATCTTCTTGGTCTCTGCCGCGCTTAGATCAGCGATGGCAAGCGGGTCACCGGCTTGCAGGGACGCCAGCGGTAGCTCTGGCAGCCCGCTTATCTCCCTGTCAGGCACGGCAAACTCCGCTAGCGGTCAAGGCTATTGGCAGTTTAGTCGCCAACTGCGAGCTGGATTTTGCTGCCATCCTCTTGCAGGATGTAGCTCGACTTATCCTCCTGCAGCAGGTAAGACGGCAAATAGCCCGTACGCAGACGGAACGCACCAGTCGTCACGAACTGGATTCCGCTTTCGACAACACCACCAGCTGGAACCGACACCGTGCAGCTGGTTGCGATGCAGTCGGCTTCGTACCAGACGGTGTACTCCTCTTCCCCGCCGTCGTAAATCACAAACCGCGCAGCAAACGCAGCACCCTGTTGGACGCGGGTCACCAAATACGCCAGGTAAGCGGGGAACTCCGTTGCGTTGGTCGCCGTGGGGTCGCATAAAGCAGCGCGGTGTTCCCACAGACATTGCAGCTGACCTTGCCCGCTGATCAGCCCCGCTTCGTATTGCTGGATGAACTCATCGCCCAGAGTGGTGATCTGGACTTGCTCGCGCTGGCTCGTGAACTGGTAGTCGCGGACTTTGGCGAGGCAGCGAAAACCCGCATTGCGGGTGTCGATCACGATTTCCTTGGCAGTCGTCGGCGCGATCAACGCCAGCGCCGTGTCGTAGCCACCCGCTACGGCATCCTCAAACTTGCTGTAAAGGCGGATGCCACCGAGCGGATCAACGTGGACATAACCGCGCCAGTCGGGGAAGACATGACCAGCAACAAGTTCCAGCGTGCTGCCGTCTGCTGTTCTGATGTCAACCTGATCGCCTGTGACCAGAGCGCTGTGGTCCCGATCGTCTAAACCAAAACGCCGCCGATCAACGTTTACGTCAGCGGGGTCGAGGATGGTGGTGCTGGCACCTGCGATGGCGTCGCGCTTTAGCTCGATGCGCCCCGTATCGCCAAAGTAGATCGTCAAAGCGTCATCTCCTGCGGTGCGCCATCAGCCTGGAACTGGATGCTGGCTTGAACGACATCGCCAACCGTGACGCCAAGCGTGAACGACGTGATGTAAGCCCCGAAGCTCAGCCGCCTCCCCCTTGAGCTTCCGTCATTCAGCACCAACGCCAAGGTCACAGCTTGTGATGGGCTGGTAACCGCGACCCCTACCCCCGCGGCTGTCTTGATGTTGTTCTGCAGCAGCTTGGTGACGTTGCTACCGCTGCTGTCTACTGCGTCGGCGTAGTACAGGATCTCGGCGCCGCCGCTAATCGAACGCACATCAGGCACGATCAATGCGTCGGTATCACCCAGCGACTGAGCCTGCAGAACCCCTTGGGTTTGCACGACGTTCCAGTTGCGCACTTTCACCATCACCTCATCGTTGAGGTGCAGCGCTCCATCCCGTCCGCTAAAGACCGTCACAGCACCACCTCCGTCAGCTTCCCGCTTACGGTGAAGCCGATTGCCGCTGACATCACCTCACCAACAGAGCAGGTGACTGATGCTGAGGAAACGATGGCCGGGAAGGTCAACCGCTTATTGCCCCACCGCAGACGCATCGTGAACGCCCCCTCAGCGTCGCCTGTATTCAAGATCTTGCTCAGCAGCGGCTTTGGCGCATCGTCGTAATACCAGATCTGAGCTGAACCCTGCGACGTGCGCTTGCCTGGTGCATAGGACGTTTCACAGTCACCCACCTTGCTGGTGTCCTTCAGCTCCAGCGTGGAATCAAACGACCATGACTGCACCTTGGCGACAACAACCCCGTCAACCTCAATAGAACCGTGCTGGCCTGTGTAAAAGGGCATCTCAAACCACCGTCATCAGTTTGATGCTGACGTTCAGCTTGTCGCAGTCACCTGCGTTTGAACTGAACTGGGGCGGCTCCGCATAACGCCAAGCTGCATCGCCGGTCACGCGACTGCCGCTTGTCCAGCCCACGGTCAACGGCGTTCCAACCGTGAAGGTGTCGTAGGTGCCGAGTGCGCTGTTGTAGTGGCTGATGAACGCATCAGCTTCAACAGCAGTCAGCGCTTCGTAGTACAGGTCAAGCGTTGCCTCAGATCGGCGGTCGCCATACCGCAGCCTGGTCTCTGCACCACTCATCGCACGCACTGCCTTGACGGGCCAATCGCCAAGGCTGACATTGCGGCGGCTGGGTTTGTAGTCAGGGAAGCTGCCTGCCATCACTCTCTGTCCACCGCAATACCAGAGCCACCGAACACGGCACCAGAAATCGTGCTTGGGAACTCAGACGCGCTGATGTCCACAAGCCCGTCCTCATCCAGCTTGATCTCTTCCACGATGTAAGGGTTGGAGCTGATCGTGTTGACGCGCAGTGCAAACAACTTGCCCCAGTGCTCGGGCGTTGTCACCTTGCCCCCTGCCACCGTCAGCTTCACGTCAGTCACGTGATCGTCACCCGACTGGTAGATAACCGCATTGTAGGTGCCGTCTTCAATCGGCACGGTGCTGGTGATCTCGCCAGCCTTTAACACCGCACCAGCTGCCATGCGGCTAATGGCGACCTGCTCAATCGCCAAGTTGATTAGGTCTCCTGGCTGGATGCGGGCCTGGTCGGGCGTTGTCTTGAAGGTGACGGTGCGGGTCACATACCGCCGCACGGCCAGCAAATAGCGAGCAGCCAGCAGCGCGTGACTCTCCTGCGTGCAGAACGAACTGATGTCGTACTCCTCCATCGGTGCATTGGGACGGTCAGTCCAGTAAGCCGTTACTGTCCTGGTGCGCGGCAGTTCGTTAAGCGGGTTGGTGCGCCAAACCATGACGGCACGGAACGGACGGCGCTCGCCCGTGTCCAACTTGGTGACCTGCAGGCTGCCGTCAACGATGTTCCCCTGCGTGAACAGCGCTGTTGCTCCTGACGGGATGGCAGGGCGCAACGCCAGTTGACCGTTAGCGATCACCAAGTTCAACAAGAACATGGGCGCAGTGGTCGTGACAAAGGACCGCAGGTTGGTGCGTTCCGCTAGGACACCATCAAAGTGCAGGCGGTGCTGGTTGCAGAACGCCTCAGCACTAGCAAACGACGCCTCATCAATCATCCCTGCTGCTAGCCCCTGCGCAGAGTTCTGGAGCATGTAACGCACCAGCCCTGGGAAGCTGTTGCTGCTGTTAATGCCGCTACGGATGTATAGCCGCACCTGATCAGCACTTGTAAAGCTACGATTGCTCTTCAGCGATACACCGCACATCGCCAGCTTGTTAAATGTGGGCGAGCTATCGCGGATCTCATTAACGTAGGTAATGGCGTGCTCTGGGCCGTTATCGCAACTGCGGGTGACCGCTGTGCCGTAATGCGAGACCTCAATAAAGGAGGTGTAGAACTCGAACTTGCGCTGAGATTCGGCCTTGCCGTCTTCTGTTTCCTGCTTTGCAGACCAGACGTTGAACTTCAGGCTGACTTCGTAACTGCCGCCATCCCAGTCATAGAAGGGGTTCTGGAAGGGGAGAATCTTGGCTGTAAACAGCATTTCCTTGCCATCTGTTTGCGGCCATGTGGCTGAGTTGTAGGACTTCAGCTGTGGCTTTGTGCCCCAGGCCGTATTCCAGTATTTGTCTGCGTCTTCCTCGTTGTAAGGTTGCACGTCACGCGGGTCGCTCCAGGTCCAGACGCCTTTTGAATCCCGCACAGGGTCACAAACAAAAAAGATTGCAGCCTCTAAATGCTCGCCGTTGTTTTTCTTGCCCGTTGTGATGACCACTGCTCCACGAGTACCACCCGATTGAGAGGGATAACCAAGCACGGTAAAAAGCGCCGCTGATTTCTTGTTGGCGCGGCCTGGGTCACCGATGACACCGGCGACATAGCGAGCCTTATCAGGGATGTACTTTTGCCAGGCGCTTGATGCCGTGTTGCTAAACGGGTCCGACCAAGTAAGGCGGTCGTAGGCAATGTCTTCGACTCGTTCAGGCTTGCCATAAGCCAGTGCCTGGATGCCGAGCGGCATGGATACGCGGATGCCGTAATCGCTGCTGTCCTTTGCTGCGTTGGCATTGAGAACATACACCGTTTGGCTTAGATCTCGCAGTGCCACCGTTCCAGGTAAAGGGACCAGTCTGAACTCATAGTCGCCGCGGCCAGGATGGTTGAAGCGAATTGAGTTGTACTGCGCCTGTTGCGTACAGCCACGCACGGCAAACAGGACACGCGACTCTTGCCACTGGCTTGATCCAGCAACGCGGATGAATACTGTGAACAGGGACGTGCGCGTGAAATACAGGTTCATCTGACCTGACTGCACCGACACGTTGTCATTGTCTAGATCGTTCAGTTGAGACGGTGAAGGGATCTCGTTGAAGTTGACAATGCCGTTAAAACGTCCCCATATGGTGCTGCGGATGCCGATTTCAGTGACATCACACGGGCGGGTGTTCCTGATTTCTGCCGAGGTAAACAAGCAAAACGGATAATGACCCCCGCCAACATTGGGCTGCGGATTGTCAAACTCGCCAAAGGGCTGAGCGTCCCGACTGATCGGTCCGCGCCCTTGAACCTTGGGTTCACTTAAAACGCCGGCGCCAACACCAGACCAAACGGTTTCGACTTGCTTAAGCGTGATGTATTGATTTGGCGATTCAAGATTTATAGCTTTGCCGCCGTCCTCCATCTGGGGCTTTTGCCATATTTGCAGCGAACGTGACTGCACTTGATAAACAGTGCCGCCTGAGATAAAAGACTCGCCAAGCTGCATCAGATCATCGGCGGCTTCGCACTCGCCGTCGAGTGCTGAGTTGATGTCATCAACGCCAACGTCATCACGAAAGATGTTGCGCTTTAACCACATCCCAGAGATCATGAAAGTATTGCTATTGATCAACCCCTGGCGACGCGGGTAGCCCATTCCGACTCCCTTCATGGTGTCGCGGTAACCGCAGATTTTGAAACGCTCCGTTGAGGCACGCCGCTTGGCGTCACCGTCCAATGCTGATGGGCGGCTGATCGTGCGCCACTGCACTCGGTAGTGCGTGCCATTTGGAATGGCGTGTGCCACACCAAAGGTTGTGCTGTTAGACGGTGTGTAGCCCTGGCTGAAACGAGGGAACGTATCACCGCCATAACCAGAGCTTGGGTCGCCTGATGTGCGGGTGCCGTCAGCTGTGCCGTATCGCGGGCTGCCGCTTGGTTCCCCTGCAGTCGAATACCAGAACGCGAAGTCGCGATCCTGCAGGATGTTCAAGGCATTGTTTCCAAACCAGATCCCGGCTCGCTCTGGTAATTGCGGGCGATCACCGCCGCCTTCACTGACGACATACAGCAGCTTGATTGATTGCTGTGTTCCCCAGGAATAAACCTTTGACCAGACCAGCTTGGGCTCAAAGACCACGCCGCCGCTGTAGCCGGTGTAAAACGTCCAGACGATGGGGACGGCTTCGCCCAGGTTGGCGAGAGATGCAACGCTGTCAAAGCCATAGCGCGGAGCAAAGCGATCAGACCCTGTGCGGTTTGTTCCAGCTTTGTTGGTGATCTGCTCCGGCAGCTGCGGTTTTGGTGCCAGCAATGCACCGACCGCTGTTAGCGCTGCGCCGACCGCAAGTGAGATCAGAATCGGAACAAGCGGCCCGTTTTGAACATCAGGGATATGGTCGTATTCCGCTGGGCGATACCCCGCACGCTCAGCGCAGGCATCAATAAACGCGAAATACTCCTCGTCGCTTAATCCGAGCAGGTCGCGTAGCTCTGCCTCGAACGGTAAAAGCGTGCGCGTGACTTCACGAGAGCCATAGCGCACCAGCTCACCCTCTCCGTTTCTGAGCTGATGTGCAGGATCCCGTCGCGCCATACCACTCCGAAGACCCAACCCTCTTGGTTGAAGACCACCACGTCTCCAGTGTAGGCGGGTCCTTTGATGCGTTCTCCCCACCCCAGCAGGTCGCGCATCACATCGAAGGGGCTGCCGTCGTACCAGCCTTGATCGAACGTGGGCGTCTCGATGCCCATTGCATCCAGCGCCACATAAACCAAGTGGATGCAGTCGATCTCGCCGTTGCTGCCGTCAGCGCCCAACCTGAATGACAGACCAAGCAGGCTGTCTACGACACCCGCACGCTCGCACTCATAGGGATCGGGCCGACTAGCTCTTCGGTCAGATACCGCCAAGGCACATCTGTGGTGACTGCATCCAGCACGTTACTAAGCTGCAGGTTGACTGTTGTGTCATCAAAGCCGCCAGACGTGACCTGCCCCACATAGCGATAAACGACTGAGCCATTGGCTAACTCTTCAACGGTGACGACCGCATTGGTCTCAACCAGTTCATCCATCCAACGCCGTGCCAGGGCATTGTTGGGGAAGGTCAGCGCTGCGGAGGTGTTATCGCCTGAGCGGTTAGCTGTGGTGCCGCTAAAACCAAATGGCAGGAAGCTACCGCTGCCGATGTTGTAATTCTGATAAGTGCCACCTGAAAAGCTGATGCGGTGACCAACGGTGAGTGTTGCCATTAGATGCCGATCCTCCGCCTGGCGCTAGGTGCGTGAGCTAAACGCTTCAGCGTCAAGTTATAACCATTCTGAGCGCCTTTGTTGGCAGCTTCGCTCATGCCAACCTGGAACTGCTCTTCAGTGACGAAGCGCATCCCGTTGATGTCGGTGACGTTGTAGTTCACGTCTACAGGTGCCATAGGTTGCGCGGGCTGGCGGGACTGGCTCGGATACGCATCCATCATCGAAGCGTGCGTAGCGGAACTGTTCTGGATGTAGCCACCGCCGCCGCTATTGAGGCTGAGGATTTCAGGACCGTTCTCACCCACTAGGTAGGTGCCGCCAGGTGAGACAGGACCACCCGATGCGAAGGCCATCCCCGCAGGCATGGAGCCGATCGGTACATCAAAGCCAGGCACGATGCTGCTGCCACCACCACCGCCAAAAGCGATGCCCAGCACCTTCATCACCAGCGCCTTGGCAATCATCTGCGTGGCCATGTCGATGAACGCCTTGCCGATGTTCTTAAACATCTGGCTGAAGGCTTGCTCAGCCGTCATCGTGCCATCAATCAAGCCGGTGATGGCATTACTCATCGCGCTGCCTAACTCAGATTCAATTGTGCTGGCAAGGCTCTGCCACATCGCCTTGGTCTCTTCCAGCTGAGCAACCTGTTCCTTCAGCTGGTTGTTGCGCTGCACCAAGGCAGAAGCTGCGCCTGACTCCATCCCAGCATTAACCAAGGCAGCAATCTGCTGCTTTAACGCAAGCTCCTTCTCGGTGCCGGCAAGACGAGCCTCAAGCATCTCGTTCTCGTCCGCAATCGGACGTAGTGCTTGCTCCAGCAGCTGTGCTTTCTCAACCAGCAACTCGTTTTCAAGCTTCTGCAGCTCAGCTGCCTTCAGCTTTTCGTTCAGGGCTTGCAGTTCCTTCTGCTGCCCTGCGTCCATTAGCTCCGCAATCTGTTGCTCACGATCCTGGTACTGGTATTGGATCTCAAGCCTGCGGCGCGCTTCCTCAGTGCCAGCCGTCAATAGCTCATTCTGGCGAGTGAACTCGGTTGTCAGCTGCTGCCCCTGCTGGAAGCTTTCTGCCAGCTTGTTGGCGTACTCATCAAGAATCTCGTTGATGTGGCCGCCGCTGTCGCCACCAATGCCAGAGCCCTCGAAGCCAGCCTTGGCGAGCACACTGCGCACCATCTGCGACAGCGCTTGTTCCTGCCCCACAGGCACCTGACTGGCCGGGACATCAAAGGCACGCCCGCTGTAATGCAGTGAGCCAGCGGCATGACGACCGCCTGTGGTGCTGCCGATCTTGATGCCAGCAGCCTGCAGCGCCTTCATCGCAAGCTGCATCTGCTGAGGCGTCTGGAAACCCAGGTGCTCGTGATAATTGCCGCCACCGTGATCAGCGCGATAGCCCGCGTGGCTGCGATCACCCGTCAGATACTCGGTGATGATCCCGGTCGGGGCTTTCTTGGTGCTGCCTGTCTTGTCTTTGCCAGTGCCACCGAGCAAGGCAGGAACAGCGGATGCGCCTGTTGTTGGCACCGTCGCCTGCGGGCGCTGAAACAACCCGCTGTCGTAGCCATACTGCCGCATCTTGTCGCGGAACAGCTGATCGCGTATGGCGGGGAAATCACGCATCCCATTGTTGCGCAGCTTTGCTATTGCTTCCGCCTCCTTCCCAGCCTCCTGCCACCACTTATCACGTTGGCCAGTGCTCATCGCACCGCCAAGGTTTTGCATCAACAAGGTGGTCTGCATCACCTCGTTAATCTTGTTCGCCAAATTGATGGCTTCGTTCAAGACAGCCTTAAACGCGGGCGTCAACACCTGTCCCAGTGTCTTGGCAACATTTTGAATATTGTCCTGCAGGGTGCTGAACTTGCCCGCCAACGTGTCGGACTGAGCGATGGCGCCATCTGCATATTTACCGCCAGTGTTGGTTAGCTTCTGCAGTGCCAACTCCACCGCTTGAGAGCTGATCTTGCCCTTTTCCAGCGCCTCGCGGAACTCATCGCCCGTCATCCCATACATCTTCTGCAGCTCATCCTGCAGATTGATGCCACGCTCCTGCAGCTGCAGCAGCTCTTCGCCTTGCAGCCGGCCTTTCGCCATGATCTGCCCGTAAGCAGTGGCGACACCACTGAGGTCTGCACCAGTGGCACCAGCAACGTCGCCTAGGCGCTTGGTGGTATCAACCAGCTTCTCGGTGTCAACGCCAAACGCCTTCAGACGCTTAGCGGTCTCAATCAACTCGCTGCTGGTGAACGGGGTGACGCCAGCAAACTGCTGCAACTCACTGATCACGCCCTTTGCTTTCTCTAGGCTGCCAGTCAGCACCTGGATGCTGCGGGTTTGCGTCTCCAGCTCTGCAGTCTTGGCAATGACGAACTTGCCAGCAGCAAGTAAGGCATAGGCAGAAACCAGGCCGCCAACCGCTTTGCCAAGCTTGTTGAAACCACCTGCCGCAGCCTCTGCCTGCTTGCCTGCACGCGCCGCAGCGTCACCAGCGCTCTTTGCCCCGCGCTCTGTGCCCTGAAAGGGGTTCTGCCCCTTGAGCTTCCCGATGTCGCGCTCGAACTTATTGATCTTGCTGACGACCTGATCCAGCTGCTGCGTCTTGGCCGAGAACTCAAGCCCTACCGAGTAAGTAGTCGCCAAGATCCCTGCGCAGCGTTAACCCAGCCTACCGACGACGCCTTGCCCTCTCCATCGCTTTCTCGTTTTCTTCGCGCTGAACGGCGAAGTAGGCGTGCCACAACCACAACTCAGCCTCAGGCATTGCCTCGCGGAGCTGCCCCAGTGTCATGTGCAGCTCTTTGGCAACGACCATCTCAGCCAGCAGCGCGTTGTCCTTTCGCAGGTCGGCTGTCAGTGCTTTTCATGTCGAGCGGCTCGTCATCCTCCCCTTCTACGTCCTGCAACAGCTGCAGCATCAGGGTCTCAACGACAGACGCGGGCAGTTCGTTTTTCAGCTCTGCTACGTCACCAGGGCTGAACATCCGCTGGCCGTTTTCATCCTGCGCCAGCATCACAAGCAGCTGGATTGCGAAATCACTCGCGTTGTCGTTGCCTGCCAGCTTCTGCGCTCTGGCACGCTGCGCCAAGGTGATCGGCTGCGCCCAGAACTCAAACTCGGTGCCATCAGGAAGCTCAACGGCCTTGCGCGTCGCCTTCATCGCGCACGCATTTTTGAGGCGGTCTAAAGCACGCATACCTAGGAGTAGTGACTCGTTGACAGTGTAGGGAGAAGGGGAGACCAGCTCCCCTAGCTCCAGCTGCGGAGTCACCACACAGCCGTGCCAAGCCTACCGACAAAAGAAAAGCCCCCTGCTGCAAGTCAGGGGGCTCTGTGTCGATCCTCACCAGGATCAGTCTGACTCAGACGAACAGGTGGGTCGGCTGACCAGACAGGCTGAAGTTCAGCTCAGCAGTTGTCACCTCTTCAGGCGACACGCTGATGCTGAAGCCCATGATCGAGATCGGAGCCTGGATATACAGGCTCTTGGTGTCGTCAGGCTTGCCGGTGCCGTCATCAACAGTGTTGACGTACAGGCGCACTTCAGCACCGCCCTGGTTCTTCCTCATGCTGTTGGACAGCAGGCGGTTGGCCAGAGAGGTCTGCGAATCCGTGAATTGCACGCTCAGCGAACCGCTGCCGCTGGCATAGCCAGCCTGCATGGTGCGGAACGAAGCCTGGGCGCTATTGCTACCCACGCCACAAGGGAGGGTGGTGGTGTCGATTTCTTCGCGGGAGAGGTCCAGCGAGAAGCTCTTCACCTGACACACCGCAGCAAACTCGGCGTAGTCAATGCTGATGTGATTGGCAGCACCAGCGGTGTCAGCCGTGCCGCTGCCGCCGTCACCGTTGAGGGTGATAGCAGCGCCACCAGCAGTGGCAGACACCTTGATCGTGGTCGCAGTGCGAGCCACGACGTACACCGTGGTGCCAGCAGTCAATGCTGAGTCGAGGTTGCCGGTGCCTTCTTCAGCGAAGACAACAGGGTCGCCAACGCGGAAGTCGTTGTCAGCAGGCACTGTGATGCTGTCACCGGCAGGGAAGTCGGTGTGATCCAGCAGGCAGAAAGCGGTCCCAGCAGGTTGGAACCAGATGGAGCCCTCGGCTCCTGTCAAAACAGTCTGGGAGCAAGCTAGTGGCGACGGTCCAGCCCCTTGTTAAGGGTGGCGAAACAACAAGACGGGGGCGTCACCCTCGGGGGCAAGGGCTTCCCTAAGCCTACGCAACCCGAGCGGTGAAGGCACAGCTGAGCTGCGTCACCTGATGCGGCCGCTCATCTGGTGCCAACGCATTCGGTCCGTTCACATTGCGCGTGCGTAGGTGAACGCCGCCTTCATTAGTCAGCACCCTGTTCACCCGCACCCATTCACGCAGCACCGCCTGCATCACATCCTCTGCCGGCTTCATGCCTTGCCCCTTGGGGCTATAGAGCAGGACGTTGCAGCTGCCGATGATCGCGTCAGCACCATCGCAGCCGATCGTTTCGGTGACGACCTGCGGGAAGCTGATGTTGATCTTGGCGTAGGTGCCAGCTGAATCCTTGCTGGGCGTCTCCTGCACGTTGTCGAAACTCTGGTCAGCGAAGGGCACACCAGCCGAGGTCAGCGCATCGCTGGTCAGCTTTGCCATCGCACCCCGAACGTCCTGAAAAGTGCTCATAGGTCGAACTCCTGCTTCACGACACGGGCGGCAGCTTCTTGGATTTTGGGCACGCGCACGTTGGTGAAGTCGAAGAACCAGTTGGCTGGCTTGCTCACCGCCTTGCCCTCTAGGCAAATGTATTGGCTATAGGGGAGGTTTGACGTGAGGTGATATTCCTTGCTGCTGTCAACGCGCAGACCAGTGGCATCCGTGTTGGGGCTGTTCGCGCCCTCAGGCGGGACTTCGCTGCTAGGGCTGCCTTCGGCTGCGAACCATGACGACCTCAGCCTCCCCGTATTAATGGGAGAGACTGCGGCACTCCCCAATTCGGCCTGAACCGTGATCAAGGATTCGGCAACAGTGGCATCCAGCGCTTTCTTTAGGTGGCGCCCTAGCGCGGCAGCATCTCGGAATGTCGGCATTAGGCGGCCCTCGCAATGACCTTTGACGCAATCAAAGACCGACTGCTGTATGTAGGAGGCACTTCAACAACTTTCCAGACGGTGCCGTCATAGGTAAAGCTGTCCGCAGTCGTTGGCAGGAATGGCAGCCCAGACGCGGCATGGGTCACCCAAATGGCGATCTCGTACTTCTCACTTGAACCGCCTCCCTCGGTCCTGCTGCGACTCAATACGCCAACCTTGATTGCGTAATCAGTGGATCCGCCTGCAACCACGCCGCTAAGTGGATCGTAAGTCTGAGGTCCGGCACGATGATAAACAATGTCTGTCGGAAATACGTTTTGGGTCAGGTCTTGACCTACTGGGGTGAAAACAGCGGAAATATCCATTAGGCAATCCTCTCCAAGTAACGGTAGCGAGGGCTGGGGTAAATTACCTTTTCAATCCTCGACAAAGGAGCGCCAACGGCTTTGGCGATGTCGCAAGGTCGTACCTTGTTGGCGCGAAGATACAAAATAAAGCGAATCTCCCAATCCGTCAGCTTAAGCGTCCTCGTCCGCTTGTCCCTCACGTTGGCCCAGTTGTTTTCGGCACTGGTTTGAGCTTCTAGGTGGGCGGGGTTGCAACACAGCTTGTTGTGGCAAGAGTGCGCCACTTGCAACCCGTCTGGTATTTCACCATGCTCAAGCAGGTAGGCGACCTGATGTGCGCCAATGGCTCGCCCCGCAGGCTTCCACCACGCCTGGCCATAACCCTTGGTACCGCGACTTGCTTGCCATTCCCAACACTCGCTTGGGGCACCTTTGTTGACCTTGCTCCAGAAGCGATCCATCAGCTCCTCACCCTGGCGATGATGCGGCTGCTTCCTGTTGGCACATTCAACCAGCAAGACAGCACGTCACCCAGCCACGGGAACCGCTGCAGCACCAGAGGTGCATTAGCCCCATACCGTGATGCAGTCACCGTCCCAGCCGTTGGCGCCTGGTACTCCAGCTCAAGGTCGCCAAGCTTCTGTCGCTTCACCAACTGCGAAGGAGCTGACCCAGGGCCACCAATGATTGCCGTCGGGTTTGCGCTTAACGCTAGCGCCAGCTCACTGATCGC